GATCATGTATTCAACAGGCTGAGTGACAAAGAGTATGAAAAAGAGGCAATGAAGCTTGCCGATAACGGAGGTAACGAAAATGGAAGAAACAACAATAATCAGCTCACAGCATAATGAGTGCCTGGACTGGAGTCTTGAGCAGATAGACCAGTCCATTGTAGCACATTCATATGATATGGCACGCTCCATACTGGAGATCGGCAAGGCTCTCAAGGCCATTGAAGACGGGAAAAAGTACACCGAAAAAGGATATTCCAGCTTTAAAGAATATATGGAAGACGCATCGGCGCATACATTTGAGTTTAAATATACTCAGGCACGGAAGCATATCAGGGTGTACGAACGATTTGGCGGTCGTCTTGACAAGCTTAATTGTGCCAAAATTGAGGTACTCGACGTTCTCAGAGATATCCCGGAAGAGGATTTTGAAAAGCTCAACGACAGCGGAGAGCTTAATTCGCTGAGTAAAAGGGAGGCCGAGGAGCTGAAAGCCAAGCTTGAAGCAGCCAATGAGCAGATATGTCTATTGACTGCCGAAAATGATAAGATAGCTGCCGAAAAAGAAAAAATTACAGCCGACTGCAACAGCATCAAGGCTGAACGTGATGAGTATTACGACCAGATGAAAGAGCTTGAAAGCCGACCTGTTGAAACTATTATCAAGGAGCCTTCGGAAGAACAGCTCAACGCCATAGCGGATAAGGTCTATAAAGAAACAGAAGAAAAAGTGTACAAGGAAGCGGAAGAAAAGCTGGGGAAAGCCAAGTCTGCAATGGAAGAATACGAAAAGATAGTAAATCAGCTTCAAAAGGAGAAAAATGAGCTGGAGCAGGCACTCGGCGAGGACAAAGCCGCTGCCGATGAGCGCATCAAGGAGCTTGAACGCAAATTGCAGTCAGCTGAAAAGCCTGCTGATTCGGAGCTTATCGAGTTTAAATTCTATTTTGCCGAAACACAGGGCAACCTCAAAAAGTTCCTTAATGCACTCGACAAAGTATCGGATCCCGAGAAGAAAGAAAAATTTAAGGGAGCGGCTATTAAGTTTGTGGAAGCCATTCTCGGTGATCTGAAGAAGGAAAGCTTATAAAGGAGCCATACAAATGAATTACACAAAAATTTATGCCGCAGTGGCAAAGAAGAAAACGATATATGTCTGGCAGCCGAACGAAAGTGACCAGTGGCTTATAGTTGATGGAGCCATATACAGTGTAAGCGGACTGCCTGACCTTAACTGTGAAAATGTCCTGCCTCTCATAGGTGTTGACAGTGAAACCAGTGCATCATACAACGTAAGCTATTTCAATGGGAAAGCCAAGGATATCTTGCAGAAATACATATATTGCAATGCCTGTGAAGGCGATGGGCTTATGGTCCCCACGAAGCTTGCATTCAGTGATGTGGTCGTGCTCAGAGGCGAGAGCAGCAATGCTCCTCTTTGCGAGTTTGTAAAAGCGGAAAGCATCAGGCCATTTCAGGGGCAGGGTGTAGAGTTTATTTACAGACCTACTCCCGATCTTTCGCCGGGGGCTATGATAATCATCAAGGAGGGGCTTATCACAGTGGGAGCGGCCATTCCGTACAGCTTTAAAAATCGTCACATGGCGAGTGTGGATATTCTCAAACACGACCTTATCGCTGCTGCACACAAGATTGAAGAGCAGACCAAAGAGGACGAGGAATACGAGCAGACCGAACTCTGAGCATTCTCTTCTGCACTATATCAACAACGTATCCTATACTATTACATTTATATAGTATAGGATATCCTCGCATTTTCGCAAAAATAAAAATGGCCTGAAAGGCTTTTAAAAACTCGTTTATAGTATTATCTTTTGAGATTATGAACGGAAGGAAGCGATAACGTGGTACGTGGGTATCTGATGGCTGTAACAGACATTAACGACGAGCGGCACATCGTTAAGACCTACTCATCGGGCATGATAAATAATCACGGTCTAAAAGGCAGAGCAAAGAAGTCCGCCGAGACTGCCGACAAGGTGAAGAAGCATAACCAAAAGGTCAGCATTCAGAATTTATGCTGGCTCATGCAGCTGAACTTTGAAGAGGGCGATTATAACCTGTCGCTGCATTACTGCGCAAACGGTGACAGACCTCTCGATGAGTGGCAGGCGCAGAAGAATGTTGCTGCATTCTGCAAGGATCTGAAAAAATGGTGCAAGCAGAATATGCCTGACGGATATTCCCTTGATTATCTGTACTGCACACATACTACGACAGCCAGAGGCGCTATCCACCACCACATGATATTACGCAAGGATATCCCGCTGTATGTCATACAGCAGCTATGGTCAAAATGGGGCAGTGTTTCCGTTGGGCGGAGTCTTTACAAGGGCTATGATTACTATACGCTGGCGTGGTACTGGATAGCTGACCCGAAGCATGAGCCGCACCCAAAGGGTATGCGGTCATACATACCGTCACATGGGTTGAAACGTCCTGTAACAGTCCGTGAGATAGTTCCTGCGAAAACATGGCGCATAAACCCCAAAGCCCCAAAAGGCTGGCGCATCAAAGAGGACACGCTTTACAACGGCGTTGATGTTTACGGATATCCGTACCAGAGCTACACGATGATAAAAATATCGGACGTGAAGAGGATTTAGGCGTTTTGCAGTTGAGTGCAAGGAGGGCATTAGCAATGTTTATGAGCAGAATGGAAGCAAAAGAAGATTTCAAATCGTTTGTGGGGCATCGCCTCGGCTATATATGCGCCATAGCGGATAGATTGGACGAACTTGGATATTTTTCAGCGCCCGCATCGTTAAAGCATCACGGAAATAATGACGGCGGACTGTATTGCCATTCCAAGGGAGTTACCTCAGAACTGCTGAACCTTACGGAACGACTTAGCCTGAGGTGGAGCAGACCCGAAAGCCCGTACATCGTGGGAATGTTCCATGATGTATGCAAGGCAGATAACTATAAGCGTGAGATTATCAGGGAAGAGTGCTCTGGCAGCGGTATGATGGTGTGCAAAATCGAAGGAAAATGGGTGTACAGCAACGACGTGATACTTCCGGGACACGGTGAGAAGTCAGTGATACTTACGCAAAATATCATTGGCAAGCTTACAGAAGAGGAGATCGTGTGCATCAGGTGGCACATGGGTGCTTTTGACGAGCGTGAGTGCTGGAAGTATTACACTGCGGCTGTCAGAAAATATCCCAATGTGCTATATACGCACACTGCGGATATGATAGCTGCTCACATTACAGGCGTGTAAAGGAGGCAACCCAAATGTCCAAATGTAATACCTGTGTTTACCGATTCCGCGATGAGCATCGCACAGCCTGTGGATATATTCTCTGCACCGGAGAACAGAGGGGGTGCGAAGTAAAAAACTGCGATAAATACAGACATGGAAAATCACTTATCAGGACAGCTGCTCTTAGAGCTGTATCGGGACGTGGAAGTGGAAGGAGAGTAAAATGATAGAGATAGACTGGAAAGCAGAAGCTGTGAAAGAGCTGAGAAACTACAAATTCAACGTGCAGGGCGTAAAGAACCTGCGGGAGCGGATAGAGATACTTGACGCTCAGCTTGAGGGCATTCGTTCTCCCGGAAGCACCGAGGAAGCAGGGAGCGGACGTGAGCGTGATGAGACCTACTGCGACGTTATCACCAAGCGGGACAATATGCGCAGGAGGCTTGATATCATCGAGCGTGAGATACAGCTCATAGATAAAGCGTTGTCAGCGCTCAGCCAGCCTGAGCGAGATGCTCTTGTTATCAGGTACATAAACAGCGAATATAACAGCATAGGGCATATCTGTTCAAAGTTTCACGTTGAGCGCACAAAAGCCTACAGTATCTGCGCAGGAGCATTGCAGCATTTTTCGGCTGCTCTTTTTGGTTTGTCAGCCGAAAAATAAGGGAGCGGAAGTCCTGCGGAAAATCTGCGGACAAATTGCGGACAAATTGCGTACTCCAAACGCCGTTTTTTGTGCTATGCTATTATCATAGCAAAGTGTAAAGGGGGCATATTATGCGCAAAAGCTGCGTATATTGCGGCGGCATACACCCACAAGGCTATGTCTGTCCCTATAAGCCCAAGAACCGCAAAGGGCGTTCAAAGGCGGACAAGTTCCGCTGCACATCTGCGTGGCAGAAAAAGCGTGCGTATATTGCTGCAAGAGACCGTCATTTGTGCCGTATTTGCCTTGCAAACGGCATATATTCGCAGGATATACAGGTACATCACATCACGCCTCTTGCGGAGGACTACGACAAACGGCTGGACGATGATAACCTCATCAGTCTTTGTCCGCTGCACCACGAACAGGCAGAATGTGGACTGATATCTGCCGATCTGCTGCGAAAACTGGCGGTTTCCGAACCTTTTTCCACGTCCTGCCCCAAATGTTAACGGGTTAATAACCGAGATGCCCCCCGCCCTTCGGGCCTCCTCCGGGTGAGACCTTTTAGACTAACGCCTGCCCTCTGTACACAAAAAATCTGTAAAATGAAATTTTTTGACAGGAAGTGAGGAAATGGCAAGACCTTGCAAGTCGGCTGGACTGCTGACAGAATGTTCGCAGACCAAAGCGGAAATTGCAGCACGGCAGGAAAAGGAAACCCAGCTCAGGGGCAAAAGCAAAAAGCCGCCGACTGCCCCAGTGTGGCTGACGGCAAATCAGAAGAAGATTTTCAGGCTCATTGTGGCCGAGCTGAAAGAGGCGGATATCCTGTGCAAGCTTGATGTGTGGATATTGCAGGAGTGTGTTATTGCGATAGACAGTCTGGAGCAGATAGACAAGGCCTGCAATGCTGACCCCACACTCATATATGCCAAGGACGTTCTTTCCGCAAGAGAGAAAAATACAAAGACACTCTTCCGCTGCTGCAATGAACTGTCGCTCTCGCCTCAGTCCAGAGCCAAGATAGCAAATATCAACGTTCAGGCTGACGACGGCACGGCTCTTCTCAGGGCCATTCTTGCGGGAGACGGTGAAGATGAGGAATGAATGCGTTCTGTTCTTTTCGGAGAACCGGGCACATTTTTTATGTCAAAATGAAAGGATATAAATTTTATGACAATAACAGGCATGAAGGAATTTGAAAATGTTATTTACAATGAAGCTGTGAAGTATTTCAACGCAAACAGGAAAAAGCAGATAACCGAAGCTGATGTTTTTACTGTTTGGAGCTGTAAGACTTTGCAGAATTACAAGGCACTTGTGAGTACCAATGTCGCAGGCGACACCACCTATTTCGAGTTCACTTATAACGGTGACAAGCAGCAGCTTTATATGGACGCATATGTGAAGGAAAAAAATGTGTGTATCGAATAAACGCCATTTCCGTGAAGCCACGAAGACGATGCTAAAACGATGCGATAAAAAGGAAAGGACATGATGTTATGAAAAAGCTATTTATTTCTCAGCCTATGAGAGGCAAATCAAACGAGGAGATCATTGCGGAAAGAGAAAAAGCCGTCAAGGCGGCTGCTGAAAAGCTCGGCGAACCTGTGGAGGTCATTGATTCGTTTTTCAAGAACGCTCCTGTCACTGCTGCTCCTCTGTGGTTTCTCGGCAAGTCCCTTGAAGCACTTGCGGGAGCGGATATCATCTATTTCTGCCCCGGCTGGGATACTGCGAGAGGGTGCAAAATAGAGCACCAATGCGCTGTTGAATATGGCATAGAGAGGATCTATGAGTAAAAGGGGTCGAAATCGACCCGGATAACCCCCTCGATTTCGAGGAGTCAAGAAAGGGTGATGAGATGGATTTTGAGATAAGGGCGGACGGTGTCCTGCACATTGAGGGATACGTTAATGCCGTCGAGCGTGACAGCCGCATTGTGATGTGCCCCGAATGCGGCAAATGCGTTGAGCAGATCGCCGCAGGCGCTTTCGGCAATGCTCTGAGGGCGGCTAAAAATGTTGATATGCTGCTAAATCACGACAAGGGGCGGAAGATAGGCTCCACCTCCGAGGGCACGCTTACCCTTACAGAGGACAGTATCGGGCTGAGGGCGTCGGCAGACATCACTGACGAGGAAGTTGTGGAAAAGGCGAGAAACGGGCGTCTCCGTGGCTGGAGCTTCGGGTTCAGGGCTACCGACACCGAAATAGAACAGCGCTCTCAGGGCGTACCCAGACGGCACGTAAAGGCGCTGAACATCTCCGAGGTATCGCTGATAGATGACCGTTACCGTCCCTGTTATGCAGGCACTTCCATTGAGCTGAGAGCTGACGAGGGAGCGGAAGAAGCGGATTTTACGGAGCTTCGCTTTAATCCCTATCACGACCCGTCGAGTGGACGGTTTACCACAGCCGGTAGTTCAGGCGGCGGATTTTTATACTCCAAGGGCGGCAAGTCTGCTTATGTGTTTGAACGTGATATTGACGGAGAGTATGAGCAGTGGAAAACTTCCGGGAGCGGAGCAAAGAAAGAACTTGACAAAGCCAAAATATCCAGAGCAAATGCACAAGGCTCAAATTTCTATGATGCGGGCAGTGCAATAGCCAGAACATATGACAGAGAATATGATGAAATTGGAACTCTCAATCTTTCAGATGACGAAAAGAATGCTGCACGTGACAAAATATATGAATACTCTGCGGCTGAGCTTGAAGCAAGACAGAAGTATTTCGATGTTTACACCGTAGGTCCCGCCCGTAAGGTTGCCGGTTCTGACAAAGCGTTTGACAAATCCATGAATATAGCGGGAGAGCACAGTACATATATGAACTCACTCCGTGATAAATCAAGTAAAAACACACGCCGTCAAAACGAAAAAAAATTTGACGAGGCGTTCAAAGCCGAAGTTTCCAAAGCAGCTGAAACAGGAGCAAGAGAAATAACGGTAAACGGAGAAACGTATTTCCGCAGGACAAAATCGAGTGGCTCATGGGAAAAGGGAACGCTAAGAGACGACCAAGCAAAAAGAAAATTTATGAAGTCTCAACAGAATATGTTTATTGCTGACCACAAATCATGGGATAGCCTGAGCAGTGACGAAAAGGCAAAATATTATTCCCGTGCCGAACCCGACACACCCGACTACAGCTCTTATGAAGCCCGCCTTGCCCGGGCGAGAATGAGAGAGCTGGAGCTGAGAGCCGAGGCGGCGGAAGCACCGCCCTGAATGTATGAGGTGAGATATAACCCGTCACAGGCGAGAAACGCAAAGGGAATGTGGTGCAAGGAGGGCGTTGGCGGCGCTTCAAGTTTTTCCGAAAGTATTGACAAATCCGCTGAAAGTGGTATAATGAAATCTTCGGAAGATTTCAGCTATATCAGTGCAGCAGGTCCAAATGAATTTGAGAAGGGCTTTTCTTCGACAAATCTTGCGAACCATTGGTATGGAAATGAGCAGCCTAAAATATCAAGCCACAAGGCAGAATATGAAGCAAGGGGCTATGATATGAAGGGCTACGGCAGGCTTGCCCTTGACTTAGTTCAAAAGCCTATTGGAAGCGGTATTGTTGGGCATAAAACCAAAGATGGCTTTGTTGTGCGTTACAATACACAAACGGGTGATTTCGTCAAAGGCAATCCGAAGCATGGCATTAAGACAATGTTCATGGCAAGCCAAAATTATTATGACAACCAAAAAATTGTCGATGAGGAGGCTGTGATATGAAAGGAAGAATTTGTCCTGTATGCGGAAAGCACACTTTTGAGCAGGATAACTGTTTTGAGATCTGCCCCGTTTGCGGCTGGGAAGATGATGCTGTTCAAAGGAAAATGCCCGATTATCCTGAGGGAGCAAACGGCATGAGCCTGAACGAATACCGCAGAAGATATGCGGAATATCTCAAAGAAAGCAAGTAAAAACCGATTATACCAATAATCAAAATGACCGTTTTGCAGTCGGCTGCACAGCAGCACTGCAAGGCGGCTTTTTTATACCCAAACGACCAAAACAAGGAGGAAAAAAGCATGAATTTAAAGTCACTTATCGAAAAGAGAGGACAGCTCACCGCACAGATGAACGCTATTCTCGGCAAGGCAAAGGAGGAGAACCGTGCGGTCTCCGATGAAGAGGCGGCACAGTTTGAAGCCCTTGACAAGGAGATCGCAGACACTGACCGTTCCATTGAGCTTGAAAAGCGTGCCCAGAAGGTCAATGACACAGGCTGTGACCTTGACGGCGGTTCAAACTCCGACACCGATGACGGCGAGGAAAAGAGAGCTGCAAAGGATATCGTATCCGATTTTATCAGAGGCAATGAGCTGAGAGCGGGAGAGATGACCACTTCCACAACAGGCAACATTATCCCCTCAGAGTTCTCGCAGGACATTATTCACAAGTTCACTGAGCTTTCGGGCATCGTTAACCGTGTATCTGTGGTAAACAGCGCAGGCACTTACAAGCAGATCGTAGCGGACAACGACAACAAGATATCCGCAGGCTGGACGGGCGAAATTGAGGAGATCACCTCTTCCGCCGCAAAGTTCAAGACTATCGAGATAAAGCACCACAAGCTTACTGCTCTGGCAAAGCTCTCCCTTGAAGTCATCAACCAGAACGCCTTTGACATCGCAACAGAGGTCGAGAACCAGACCCTGCGTGACATGGCTGTAAAGGCTGAGACCGCTATCATCAAGGGCACAGGCACAGACCAGCCAAAGGGACTTGTAAAGTCCGGCACGGCGTTCACACTTGCGTCTGCCGCTGCCATCACAGCTGACGAGATCGTGAAGATATTCCATTCCCTCAAAAGCTTCTATCAGCAGGACGCAGCATGGATAATGAGCAACGACACCCTCTGCGCTGTAAGACTGCTGAAAGACGGCGACGGTCATTATATCTTCCACCAGAACGATCTTACAAGCGGCTATGTCGGCACCATTCTCGGCAAGCCTGTGCTGGTTTCCGAAGCTATGGACAATATGGGCAGCGAGGCGCACCCTATCCTTTTCGGCGATTTTGCAAGGGCATACAAGGTAAATCTCAACCCCAATATGTCTATGCAGATACTCAACGAAAAGTATGCGGAGTACGGCATGAAGGGTATCCTTACCATTATGTGGCTTGACGGTCAGCCTGTGAACGAGGACGCATATGTCGTCGCTTCCTGTCCTAAGGTAGGCGGCTGATGATGTACACAGCAAACGTGTCATTCGCAGGCAAGGTAAGTATGTACAAGGGCGAGGTAAGGGAGCTGTCCGAGGCGGCGGCTTCCGAGCTTCTCCGCTGCGGATATATTTCCGAAGTCGAGCCTGAAAAGGAGGAAGCCCATGAAACTAAGCGAGGCAACTCTGGCAAGCGTAAAGCTTGCGATGCGCATTGACTACGACCTTGACGACAGCCTTATCGAAAGCATTATGGAAGCCGCCAAGGGCTACATACGCACCTACACGGGGCTTACAGATGAACGGCTGGACGATTATCCGGAAGTGATACACGCATTCAACTGCCTGTGCATTGATATGTACGACAACCGCTCTGCCGAAATAGCCAACGGCAGGGAAAATCCCACGGTAAAGCAGATACTGGGCGGAATTGCGGTGAATTACCTATGATAACGGCAGGTCAGCTCAATGCTGTGATATGCTTCCAGCGGTCGGTGAACGATGTATGGGAAGACCACCTCACCTGTCGTGGCTACATCAACGGACTTAGCGGAAACGAGTTTTTCATAGCCAACGCAGGCTATGAGGCGGCGCTGACGGTAACGATACAGTGCAGATATCAGCCTGCGCTTATGCGCATTACGCCCATGCAGTACAGAGCTGTATCGGGGGGCGTGGTATATGAGCTCATTTCCCCTGCCGATGATGTGGGCAGCAGGCACAGCGAGATAAAGTTCCGTGCAAAGCGGATATACACCGAGGAGGACGGTCAATGACCTTTGAAGAGATACTGGCGGAAGCCAAAAAGATATGCGGGCGCATGGAATGGCACTCTTTCAGGGCTGTTCCCGGTGAGCACCGCTTCGGCACCTATAACATTCCCAAAAGGGACTTTGACGGTGCTGACGAAATGGCATTTTACCGCCATTATCCCCTTGAAATTACGTTTTTCTACCGTGAAAGCAAGCAGAAAAACGATTTTGAGGGAGAAAAGAAATTCGAGGCTGCCGCAGCGGGAGCGGGCGAGTTTTCCTGCACCATGGGCTACGACAGCGCAAACAATCTGTTCTACACACAGTATGTGTTTGATATTACAGAACATATCGAGGAGGAATGATCTATGGCAATGACCAAAAAGACCTATTACGGCTCGGGCCGTGTTTACAGCGCCGATTATGATGCAAGTACATTTCCCAAGGTTGCGGATACCAAAGCCATCACACCGGAGGAAGCGGCTGCAATCATCAAGTTTATTTCGGGCATTATGGTTGAGGATAACCAGATAGGCTATCTTAAAGACGGCTACGAGGTAAAGGTGGAGACTTCCAACCTTTCCGACAAGTCAGACCTGGGCGAGATGAAAATTGATGGTATCTCCGATGAAAAGGGCACATCAAACTTCAAGCTTTTTAATGCAAACGGCGAGACTATCGCAAAGCAGTACCCTACCGCAAAGTATTCCAAGGACACCACATCGGGCTTTGGCTTTACTTTTGTGGGCGGCCTTGGCAACATGGACGAGACTGTTCACGTTGTTGCATTCAAGCACGATGACAAGAAGTACGGCGATACCGTGGTCGTTGTTATCGGCAAGAACACAAGCGGCTTTGACGCTGTATGGAAGCAGGACAGCGTAACTCCCTTTGCGTGTGCATATGCCCTGGAGCCCTTTTATGATTCGGGCGAGTTCATGCTTATGGTCGATGCAAAGGCAGGTCATGTATGGACTGCGAGTGGGGAATAACCCCGTTTGAAAAGCCTGTTTTTCCCGTTGCTCTTCCGCCTGTGGGCATTATCAATGTTCCAGTATGTTCAAAGCATACCTGGGACGTTATCAACATTGCCCGCAGCGGCAGGGAGATAAAAAGGGCGGCATATCTTCTGGCGGAGATCCCCGAGGATATGCCAATACAGTCCCTGTGTGAGTTTGTGAGCGGCTATATCAAGGCTGTGAACGACTACTGCGAGGACTTTGCGGATATCTACGGCATACCCGACAAGCCCGATTTTGAGCATGACGAGGAAGAGACAAAGCTCCCTGTGCTGACATTCGGCGAACGCATTGTCAGAGAACACACGGGGTTTGACTTTGACCGCATAAACGAGCTTGATATCCTTGATTACAAGCTCCTGCTTGCCGATGCCTGCAAGATAAAAATACTCGGCAGGTCGGACGGCAGCGGAAAGGCATATCTCAACGAGTGCTGGGAGTTTATGCACAGGAAAAGCAGTATTTTTGAGTGAGGTGGGAATATGAATGATTACAGCACTTATGAAAAACGCCTTGCAGAAATAAGAATGAAAGGTATGGCGCTCAGAGCAGAAGAACTGAGGTTCAAAGGGCAAAAAAGAAAGAAAAACGGTCAGTTTGACTTTGATGACAGCATCAGAAAGTATAAAAAATCCCAAAACTCATTGACAAAGGGTGGCAACAGTGTTAAACTTGACAAAAAAGGACGTCCGTTCAAGTACCCGCAGTGTACTGTTACAGATGAGGAGTATTCTTGCTTTATCAGAAATGTCAATACGTTCTATAAAAAAAGATATTCAAGGAAGAAAAAGTGTACGTATTATTCGGGGGAGCTTGATGTTATGTTCTATTTTGAGAATCATGGCTTTGACGATTATTGCATTTACAGGAAAGGATAATGATTATGAGCTACAAAACAGAACGTGCAATGGCTTCCAATCCTATTTTGAAAGAGCTTCTTGAGAAGATCCCTGACCCTGATCCCGACTTTGTTCTTGGAGTAATGCTTACTTTTGCAGATGACAGATCGGGTCAGGATAAAATGATATCATTCCTCAGAGCCAATCCTGATGCTTCTGCCGATGAGGTGTCTGAATACATGGATAAATTATATTTTGGATATTGAGCCAATATTTTATACCCGAACAATAATGAAATTTTTCAAACACTCTTGATTTCGGTTCCGTTCTGAGTTATAATATAAGCAGAAGGGAGCTGATTTTATGAGTACAAGAGAAATTGCATACAACCTTATTGATACACTGTCCGCAGAACAGCTTGACGCTTTTATCGCTTTTCTTCGCTCAATAACCGAAATCCCCAATGAGGAAACACGTCAGGCAATGGCTGAGGCAGAGAAGATAGCCAAAGACCCTAACGTAAAAAGCTATACAGATGTTCACAAGATGTTTGATGAGGCCCTGAACGACGATGAATAAGTACGGTATAAAAATGACATCTCAATTCAAGCGTGATCTTAAGCTCGCCAAGAAGCGTGGCTGTGATATCAGTCAGCTTGAAAGCGTTGTTGAGATGATAGCGGCAGGCGATAAGACCGAGGAACTGAAACTGCTGTATGATGACCATGAGCTTCACGGCAACTGGAGCAAACACAGAGAGCTTCATATTGAGCCTGACTGGCTGCTGATATACCGTCTGTTTGATGAAGTTCTTGTGCTGTCACTGGTGCGAACAGGTACCCACAGCGATCTGTTCAATAAGTAAAAGCGAATATGTTTAATGCGTTTATGCGCTGCTTTATGCAACGCATAGGCGCATTTTTATACCCAAACGCCGAAAGGAGGGTGTATTTTGCTTGAATATCACCGATACAAGGGCATACAGATACGCCCTTTTTTGTGTTAATGAGACCGACGGCAAGGTCGGACGATACGTAAAGAAGCAGTGCGAAAAATGGCTTGAAATTGCGGACGGAAGAAACCCCGATGCGTATGTGAGCATGGCGGAATACAAGCGGATAAGCGGCATTCTCCGCCTTATGGTACACCCTGACCTTAACTGCCCTATGCTTACGGGGCTGGAAGATTATGCGATGCTGTTCATCACTGCGGTGCTGTGCACCAAGGGCAGGGACGGCAGGCGGTATTATTCCACGGCTATCCTTGAAATTGCCCGCAAGAATTTCAAGACATTTGTTTCGGCGGTCATATTCATTATTCTGATGCTGACCGAGCCGAGGTTCGCCCGGCTTTTTTCCGTAGCGCCTGACTATAAGCTTTCATCGGAGCTGAGACTGGCGGTAAGGAAAATCATCAAGGTCTCTCCGCTTCTGGTGAAGCATTTTAAAATAAATCGGGATATGATAACCTGCAAGCTGACGGACATTGAATATACGCCCCTTGCGTACTCAAATGACCGACTGGACGGCAAACTTGCAAACGCCTTTCTGGCGGACGAGGACGGCGCAATGGACAGCTATCCCGTAGAAGCAATGACCTCATCACAGATAACTCTGCCCAACAAGCTTGGTATTATCATATCTACCCAATACCCAAATGAAAACAATGATTTCCTTGACCAGATAGATCTGAGCAAGAAAATTCTTGACGGCATAATCGAGCGCACAAATGTGTTTGCACTGCTGTATGAGCCTGACATAGAGATCATCAACGACTGGGAGCATAACGACAATGTTATCTATCAGGCAAATCCTGCGGTACACGGAAAGCCTCAGATGCTCGATTATCTCTTTGAAAAGCGGCAGATGGCTGTGCTTTACGAAAATAAGCGTGAGAATTTTCTCTGCAAGCACTGCAATATCCACTACAAGTCCGTGGGAACCGAGGGCTATGTGCCTGTTGACAAGGTACAGCTTTGCCGCATTGAGCCTGACGACAGCTGGTGGAGAGGCAGGCGGGTATATCTGGGCAATGACCTTTCGCTCACAGACGATAACACTGCCGTTGCTATGGTCACAAATGATGACGGCGTTATTGTTGCCCGTGTGATGGGCTTTATCCCTACGGACAAGATATGGCTTAAAAACATGAGAGAGGGCATTGACTACAACAAATTCGTTGCCGCAAGGTACTGTATTGCCTGCGGTGATGAGGTCATCGACTATGCTGTTGTGGAGGACTATATCCTGACCCTTGAAAGCACTCTGGGTGTGACCGTTGCGGGTGCAGGCTGGGACAGAATGAATGCGCTGTCCTCGATGCAAAAAGTGGAAAGTGCGGACAACCCTATAGAATGCACCATAGTGAAGCAGCATTCGAGTGTTCTGCACCCTGCCACAAAGCTGTTGAAAGAGAGTATACTGGGCGGAAGCTTCCGCTATGAAAGAAATGCTCTGCTGGAAAACAGCTTTGAAAATGCCCGCTGCACATATGACACCAACATGAATATGTACGTCAACAAGAAGCGCAGTGCGGGCAAGGTGGATATGGTGGTGGCGCTGATAAACGCCGTGTATATGCTTATGGAAAACGAACTGCTGGCAGATGATTTTGTCTTCCAGTGCATTGATATATGATAAGGAGGGATTTTGACAATGGCGTTTAAGATTTTCGGCAGAAAGAAAAATCCTGAGTCTGTGGAAAATTGTTCTTTCCCTATTCTATCTGGCTGCCGTCAACACCAAATCGGAACTGCTGGCGGCGGCGCTCAGCGGCTGTCGTGTAACTGCTGACACAGCTATGCAGGTCCCTGCTGTTGCAAGATGCGTGAACATGATAGCGGGAGCGGTGGCTATGCTGCCCATAAGAATGTACCGCAAGGGCGAGGACGGCAAGCCCCAGGAGATAACCGACGACCCACGTATCACGCTCCTTAACGGCGACACAGGCGACACTCTGACCGCCGATGCAATGCGCTACGCATGGGTAAAGGACTATCTGCTGAACGGCGGAGGATACGCTTACATCGAGCGGAAAATGGGAATGCCCACGGGAATTTATTACATAGCTTACAGCGATGTGGGCGTAATAAAGAACACAGCAGACCCCATTTACAAGAAATACAACTACAGCATAAGGGGCAAGAGCTTTTACCCTTATCAGCTGCTGAAAATACTCCGAAATACCGACGGCTACGGCAAGGGCAGGGGCATTATTGATGACAGTCCTCTTGTAATTGATACGGCGTACAGCATGATAAAGTTCCAGCGCTCCCAGATGATGAAGGGCGGCAGCAAAAGAGGCTTTCTGAAAACCGAAAGCAGGGTTGACCAGAAGGTCATTGACGAAATAAAGAGCAAATGGAGAAATCTGTATTCCACAGAGGATTCCGAAAGCGTAATGTTCTTAAATGCGGGCATTGACTTCAAGGAGATATCCGCAACGTCCGTGGAAATGCAGATAAACCAGAACATACAGACCATAAACAGCGAGATACTGAGGCTTTTCGGCACATCTGACGGCATACTCAGTGCGGACACGGTAAAAAACGCCGTAATGCCTGTGCTGGACGTTATGGAAGCGGCGTTTGACAATGACCTGCTTCTCGAAAGCGAAAAGGGCAATGTATATTTCGCTTTTGACACCCGAGAGCTTACCAGGGGCGATATCCAGAGCAGATATGCGGCTTATTCCGTTGCTCTCCAGAATAACTTTATGCAGCTTGACGAGGTGAGGGCGCTGGAAGATCTCCCGCCACTGGGTGTGAATTTTATCAAGCTGGGGCTTAATGATGTGCTTCTTGACCCCGTTACCAACAAGATATACACCCCCAACACCAATGCTATGGTTGACCTTGGTTCGGGTGAGGGAGCGGTCAAGGCGGAGCCTGTTGACGGCTCTACGCTTTAAGGAGGCGGGAATATGGCGGACGCTCTGGGAGATCAGATATACAAGGACATACTCGCATACACAAATGACGTTGTACGCAAGGCTGACAAAGCCGCAAAGAAAATACAGCGGCAGATGGTACCGATGGCGACCAACGCATCGCCTGTCAGGCAGTATTCTACACACACGCAGGAGGTAAGCAACATCACGGCGCACAGAGCTCCTCCTGCGGTGCGCAAAGCTGTACACCGAAAAGCCGCTGACAAATATCAGCCGGGATATTTTAAAAGCGGCTGGACTGTAGGCACTATCGCCATAGCCAACGGCAAGCTTTACGGCGTGCGCAACAAGCATATGCCCACGGTCACTCACCTTATAAACTTTGACCATGATCTTGTAGTTCACGGCATCAGGAACGGTGTTGTACACGGCAGCGGTTTTGTTGATGCGGTGCAGGAATGGGCTGAGAGGGAGCTTGACAAGCGGCTTTCGGAATTTTTGGAAAAGGAGTGATATTGTGGCCAATAAATACGGCTATATGGCGAAGATAGGTCTCAGTGACGATGGTTTGCAGACGAGCCTTAAAGAGATAGACAGCTCTCTCAAAGAGGTTGACCGTTCCATTGCCGCCACCGACAAGGCTATAAACAACGCAGGCAAGGCAGGACTTGAGACCACTCAGCTGTGGAAACAGCAGTATGATCTTCTGAAAACTCAGATAGAGACCACTGCAGAAAAGCTCCAGGGGCTGGAAAGCGTACAGAGCAAGGTCGCTGAGGCATATGATAACGGCGCTATTGATTATTCGGTATATATCGAGTTCCAGAATGAGATTGCAAATACGGCGACTAAGCTGGAAAATCTGAAAAAGCGGGCTGAGGAAGCAAATGCAGCGCTTCACCCATCGGCGGACACATCGACCTACCAGACAATAAACACTTCTCTCGACGGTGTAAATCAGCGGTATGCCAATTCCAGAAAAGAGCTTGAAGAAGTTAACAAGGCTCTCAAAGTTTCGGGCGATAATGCACAGCTTATGGCTCAGAAAAATACTCTTCTGGGTGAGGCTATCCATGATGCACAGGTCAAATTGCAGGTGCTTACTTCCCAGCAGGAGCGAATGAATGAGGCTGTCCGCTCAGGCGATACCACGGCAGAGGAATATCGTGCGTTTCAGCGTGAGATAGCCAACACGCAGGCGGCCCTTACGGAAGAGCAGAAAAATCTCGGAAAAGCCGTTGAGGAAACAGGCAATAAAAGCGAAAAGGGACTTGAAAAAACTACTGATGCGCTGAAAAAGGTTGAAAAAGTTGCGATGGCAACTACAGCCGCTGTCACCGCTGCCCTTGGAAAGCTTTCAAGCGATGCTCTCAGCGCCTATTCTCAGTATGAGCAGATGGTGGGCGGCGTTGAAACACTTTTTGCGGGAGCGGAGGATATTGTTCTGGAGAATGCCCGGAACGCCTACAAGACCGCAGGAATATCCGCCAACAGCTACATGGAGACCGTAACAGGCTTCTCGGCAACACTTTTACAAGGCCTTGGCGGCGACACTCAAAAGGCTGCAAGTATAGCGGATCAGGCACTTATTGATATGGCTGATAATGCCAACAAAATGGGCACGGCTATGGGGTCGATACAGTACGCTTATCAGGGCTTTGCAAAGCAGAATTACACGATGCTCGATAACTTAAAGCTCGGTTACGGCGGTTCTCAGGCGGAAATGGCACGGCTTATCAATGATTCGGGCGTGTTAAACGGTCAGATGGTGGCTACTGCAAAAAATGTCAAGGAGATACCCTTTGACAAGGTGATAGAAGCTATCCATGTGATACAAACAAACCTTGGTATAACAGGCACTACCGCAAAGGAAGCGGAGACCACCATTGAAGGCTCTCTCAACAAGCTCAAAGCTTCCTGGGAAAACGCTCTTGTTGAGATAGCACAGCCTCTTGATGATTTTGCACAGGACGGGCTTACCGTCCTCAATGACAACGTTGACGAAATAAAGGAAGCCCTTGTTGATACCATGGAGGAAATAAAGCCTCTGCTTGATGAGGGGCTTGAAAAGGCTAAGAACTGGATAGAAAGCGGAGGGCTTAAAGAGTTCTCGGAAGATGTTGTAGGCACGGTCGAATTTATTATCGACAACAAAGAAACTCTGTTGGGGATTTTTGCGGCTCTTGAAGTCTCCCTCGGCGCTGAGAGAATGAACAAGGTCATTGACAGCTCCAAGGAGATAATATCTGCCATCAACGGCATTGGCGACGCTGCAAACACAGCTGTAGGCGGTGTTGATGCAATGTCAATGTCACTCAGCGGCTGGGTCGCTGTTGCCGCTGTGACCATTACCACCGCAATGGCGCTCAAGACTGCCATTGATAATGCTGCCGACCGCCTGGGTGAACACTCCGAAGAGGTAAATGCTCTTGATGACGAATATACGAAGCTTAACGAGACCCTGGAGGAATATAACAGGCTGAAAGCCGAATCCATTGAGCTTGCGGCACAGGAAGCAGGGCAGAATATAGAAGATGCCAAGGCAAGGGCGCAGAGCTACAAGTCTCAGATAGATACGCTGGAAAGTCTCATAGCAAAGAACCGTGAATATTACGGCACAGACGACCTGAGGGGCAATGAGCTTCACTATTTTGACCAGTCAGGCAATGCAGTGGGAAATGCGGGATCCTTTGATGAGATATCCGACCAGCTGGGTTCGCTGTACAGCGATTATTACGCCGCCAACGATATTGTCAGGGCATACAGCGAGACTATTGACGAGGCTACGGATAACAGTGTAAAGCACATGGGCGAGGTAAGCGAGGCCGCCGCAAATTCCGTCAAAAGCGGTGAGGAAGCTCTGGCGAGTGCATGGGAGCATATTCGAGAGACCACCAAAGCAAAAATGGAGGAGTATGACAGCGACCTTGCCACCCACAAGATAGATGATAACACCTACTGGGCGCAGAGGAAAGCGTATCTTGAAGCCCACAGGGACGAGGAAAGCGAGGAATGGTGGAAATACTACGATGCAGTAAACGACCATTACGACAAGCTTTCCGAAACAGAAAAGACGGCAGCCGATAAAGCGGCAAAGGAAGCCGAGAACGCCCTCAAAGAAAGCTATTCCCGGAAATATGAAGCCCTCAAACGTCAGCAGAAAGAAAACGGCTACGATGACCAGTGGCTTGCGGACGGGCTGAAAAAGATGATATCGGAGCTTACCGAGGGCAGTGACCTGTATAACACCTACTACGACAAATGGATTGACCTGACGGACAAAATATCCGACGCTACCGAAAAAGCCACGGAAAAAGAGGTCAAGGAGTGGAAAGCATCTGCCGACAAGGTGGCAAATGCTGTTGAAAAGAAGTATGAGCAGGTACAGAAAGCTTTTGAAAAAGCCAAAAGCAGCTATATAAATGCTCTTGATATGTCCGCTTCCGATAAGCCCGAGGACGATGTATATTCCCGCATGGGGCTTGCCCGTCCGAAAAGCAGTGAGGAAAGCGCTGATAGTCAGTACGATTTCAGCAGTGACACCATTGCAAAGCAGACCAAGGAGCTTGACGAATACGCAAGGAACATGGAGAAGCTGGAGAACTCGGATATTCCCGAGGAATATCTTGAGAACATTCGCTCCATGAGCTTTGACAAGCGAAAGGAATATGTCAAGGAGCTGTTGAAGCTTTCTCCCGAACGCCTGAAAAAGCATTATGCGGATATATCAAAGTATTACAGGTCTGCGGAAAAGGCAGGCAGGAGTGACACCCAATCGCTGAAAGATGATGCTGACAAGGCTGCTCTGGCGGCAAAGGGCAGCATACAGAAATCGCTGAGTGAGCTTGGTTCCGATGCCTATGAAAGCGGAAAGGCTGCGGCTGAGGCGTACTGGAAAGGCTTCAAGGAATACAAGGCGGACACTGAGAAGCTTATGGGCGTGACCGCTGCGGGCAACAGCAAGTCGGCGGGCATTACCACCCCTGTCAGCCTTATCATAAACGTAAACGGCAAGCAGGCGGCGACCATAAGCACGGAGGAATATCTTAATCAAGTAAAAAATCAGGGAGGGACGCTTGATGTCTGACAGATACAACGGCGGCATTTCCGTAAAAATAGGCAGTTATCAGCTTAAAAAGATAGCTGCATATGTGCCGTCATGGGAGATAGTCAAGGACACATTTACCGCATATGATTACCGCACGGTAAGCGTTTACAGAGGGCGGCGCTTCAAGCTCAGCGTGACAACGGGGTATCTTACCCCCGAGGAGCTGAGTGACCTGCAAACGGCGTTGTTTGCGCACAGCTTTACCGTCACAACGCCCGACTTCACGGGTGCGGTGCTGCTTGACAGCTGCTCTCAGCCCCTTGAACACGCAAACATCTACGGAAAATATTATACCGTTTCCTTTGCCGTTTCCGCTGTGGCGCTCACAGGCGGGAGCGGCTCTCTTTAGCCTGAAAATCAAGGTAGGGGGAGCGGAGCTGAGCACCTTCGGAGATGTTACGGTGACAAGGGCTGTGTCGGGCATAGGCACGTCTGGACTGTGCACATCTCAGCTGACATTCACCTGTCCTGCGCCGCTTTCGGCATACCGTGCGGCAGTGGTGGAGGTCGTAGGCGTTGACCTGCCCAAATACTACATCGACAGCAGGACCGCAAAGGACGGCACCGTAAGCGTGACAGCCCTCGACCGTATGGCGTACACCGACAAGGATTTTGATATTGGCTGGGGAGATGTGGACAGCGGGG